AGGATGTTCCCGCGTATATTTCGCGTGGTCAGCGCATTCTTTCGGTTCTCGATGGATCTGGTTCCGTCGACGTTCTCCCTGGTCGTCCGGATGTTGAGGCCTCTTCGTCCGACTTCGATAAAGGTGAAAAGTTCAACCCCGATATCGACTTTGACCCAAACTCCTATTCTCGTATGGATAAGTTCGATGGTCTTGAAGTTGGCCAGGAACTCATTGATTCAGAGTTGGATAGATCGAAGTCTGCTTCTAAGTCTGCTGGTTCTGAAGAAAAATAGCACCTTCTTTACTTGACGATATATGCTACGTGCGCGGACCCCTCTGGCAAGAGTGTGTGAATTGGTAGAGGTTATTGGTAACGACTGCTGGAGAGTCCGCGCATTTTTCTATCGTTCTTTAATTCTTTAAAGTTATGTCAGACATTAAGACTCCCTTTTATAAGTCGAAAGCTTTTTGGACGCTCATCTCTTCCATTATTGCTGCTCTTGCGACTTTTTTCCTTGCTTCGTGTTCAGCGCAGGCCAAGGTCGCTCGTTCTGGTGTTCACATTGATACTGTTCGGGTAGATTATATTATTCGTTCAAATAATTTTTCAATGCCCTAGTATGCAACTCATTGATTTTAAAAGCTACGTTGAACCTGTTTCTACTGGCGCTATTATTGGCGCTGCCGGCCTTTCCGCTGGTGGCCAGGTAGCCTCGGGTCTTTTTAAGCCTTCTCTTAAAAGGCAATGGAAGTATCAGCAGAAACAGATGAAACTTCAACAGCAGTATGCTTTGGAACAGATGCAGAAGCAGGGAGAGATCAATTACGCTAATTGGCAAAAACAATTTGATTACGAGAATGCGTACAACGACCCATCAAAAGTTTTTGATCGCTATCTTAAAGCTGGCGTTACGCCTGCCGCCGTTCTTGGCCACTCTGGTGTTGGCGTCAATGCCACTATGCCTGGTGGTTCCCCCGGCTCTGTAGGCGCTTCCGGCCCTTCTGGTGGATCTTTTGACTTCTCCAGTCCTCTGTCTCCTGGCGCTGGCGCTTCTGCTGCTTCTACCGCCCTTGAGGCTATGGGTGTTAATTCGGCTATTGAACGCAATAAGGCTGCTTCTAATCGAGATAATGCCGAGGCTGATCTTATGCGAGGTAATACCCATAGTGCAGACTGGCGAAAGGACATGGACGATTTGGAGAAAAAGGCCCTCCAGTATAATATTAATAACGTGTCTGAGCTCATTCGTCTTAATCGAGCCCTCGCTGATATCCATGCTGCTGATGCTGACTATGCTGACCTTATGGCTACGTATAAGTTCCAAGACTTTGTCGCTATGTACTCGAAACATGTTGAGGAGGCGAATCAGATCAAGAAGTACAACGATAAGTATTTCGATTCTGTTTATGCTGCTCAGATAGCTCGTGATTACGCCGCCGCTTATGAGTCTGCCGCTTCTGGTGACCTTTCCAAGGCCGAGACTGAAGTAGCTAAGGTTCGATTAGCTGATCTTCGTGAGTGGTTTTACCTTAATTGGGACTCGGAAGTCGACGTCCCCGATGTTAACGAAAAAGGAAAGCCTACCGGCAAGATGATAAAGATGACTGGTCGTCAGATCCATGAGAAGCTTATGGGTCTCGCCGCTGCGGAAGGTGAACAAGATCTTTCTGGCCGTTGGTTTCAAAATCGCTCCAGCAAGAATGCTCTTGGCTATGGTTTGGCAAGAACCGCCCTGCTTGGCGCTATGGCTATTGCTGGCACGGCCGTGACGAAGCGTCCTACCCCTGTCGGTTATGATGAAAGTAGGGAATTTTACGGTGAAGATGGCGCATATGTTGGAACTACGAGGTCTAGTCGTCGTTATGTAAGGTAAAATTGAATAACTTTTGCTACTTTTTGAACTTTTGTCGTTCGTCTTTTTTCCTTATTTTTGCACTGTAAACCAATAATCCTTTTGTTATGAAAAAGCAAACTCCTAAATCTTTGGACAAGTTATCAGTTGACGTTATTGATTACATGTTCGTTGAGTGGCTTATTCGCAATTCTCTTTATTCAAAGTTCGTCGCAAACCTCATTCGCTATTACCCCAGTTCTGTAAATCCTCGTTCGATTATTCGTGATCAAATTCGTAGGATTTCGAGGTTTCCTGTTTTCTTGGCCTCGGATTTGATTTCGAGTAGTTTTCTATTCGATAAGACCCCTGAAGGTTATCTCTTTTGGGCTCGTGCGAACTCTAAGTGGACCTCTTATCTCGAATCTTTTTTTAAAATCCTCTAATTTGTTTTTATTATGACTCAGATTCATCTTGTTATTCGTCGCATTAGTCCTGCGCTTAAAGTCGATCTTGTTCAGATTGGTTGCCTTTCTGATGGCCAGTTTAAGGATCTTCCGCTCTCCGACTTCGAACACTCTCCTATTCCCTGTTTTGTTCGGACAGGTTCGATTTCCGATAATCCTTTTATTCATCATTCGGATATTTCCGACCTTGTATGCAAATTGTCTTCGTTTCCAGGCTTTTCAATTGAGTTCTTCGACAATACGATAGTTTTTATGTTTAATTTTAATATTGACTCCAATGAAAGCGCGTCGAAAGAAAAAGGGAAAGGGCACTAAAATTGTTACCCGCCCGTTTGGTGGAAGAGTTCTTTAACTATTTGAACCCCAGGGGACAACCGAAGGTTGTGGCCACCGCGAAGCGGTAAAGTACTCCCCTGTGGGTTCTTCCTTTGACCCGTATATACTTTATTTTATGGACTATATTGATGCATTTCGACCCCGTTTTTCGCCCGTCGTAGACTCCATTCCGTATCGTTTTTCTGTTGGAGCTTACCGCGGCAGAAAGCGTGTTACTATCGCATGGTTTCGTTATGAATCCGACGCGATAAATTACCTCGTTCGTTGTCGTCGGGATCGTCCTTATATTAAGTTTGATTACCTTCAAAGTATACTCTAATGCCTTGTTCTTCTCCCATATGGATTCGCAATCGCCGTTATTTTGACAAAAAAAACCCCTGTCGTAATGGGTCTGATGTTGCAAAATCCGCTTTGGCCCTTCGACCTTGGGATATCGCGCGTCAGTGGCTTATGGTTCCCTGCGGAAAGTGTGAGGATTGTCTGCGTCGGCAACGTAATGATTGGTTTGTTCGCCTCGAACGTGAGTTGGCCTACTGTAAGGCGGAAGGTCATCAGGCTATTTTTATTACGATCACTATTTCTCCTAAACACTATGAAAAAGCACTTATCGATCCAGCTGGCTTTATCCGGCGATGGAATGAGCGCATTCGCCATAAAATCGGCCACTCCTTTAAGCATGCGTTCTTCCAGGAGTTTGGCACCCATCCAGAAACAGGAACACATCCACGCCTTCACTTTCACGGTTTTCTCTTTGGAGCCGATTCGATGTACAATGACATCCGGAAGGCTGTTAGTGACCTTGGATTTGTATGGCTTGCAAAAGGCACGCATAAGCGTGCGCGATACGTCGTCAAATATATTACTAAACAGATCGGTTTTGACCCTGAGCAAATTGCCGATCAAAATATCGTTTTAAATGGAAAACTTACACCTTTGGCTACTGTCCTCCAACATCGCCGTTATACGCGAAAATTCGTATCTGCTGGCGTTGGTAATTACCTTGGTAATCGCCCTGCTCCTTCTGCTACTTGTTCGTCGTGGGATTATCTGGATATTGCGCGTGGTATTAAGTATTCTTATGCCATTCCTCGATACTATGATCGGTATCTACAACAGGACGCAGAGATTACTCGTTCGGTACGCGCTGCTGATGCCTATTCACGCTTTAGCTGTTCTCCTTTGGTTCGCCATGTTGTTAATTTTTGTGTTGAGAGGTTTCTTTCGTCTTCCTCTCTATCCTATCGGTCCGGTTATTCCTGGGAGATGAAAAAATTTCGCGAGTTTGCTTCTGCCGGCCCTATTCCCTGTATTGATCCTCCTACCTGGTTGGATTTGGATATTCTCCAATTCTGGCAGGATCATTATAAACTTCAACTAATTACTTAATTTATGGGAAAACAACCTTTTATCTCACATGCCGTTAACGGCTACTCTCGTTATGATGTTCCTGAGAGTAAGGCCTTTACGTGTACACCGGGTATTTTATATCCGGTGCGTATCGATTTTATCAACGCCCGAGATCGTGTCTCTATTGAGCAGGGCGTCGACGTTCGCAGTAATCCTCTTGCTGTTCCGACATTCAATCCTTATACTATTCGACTTCACCGTTTTTGGGTGCCACTTCAGTTGTACCATCCTGAATTGAGGACGAATAGCAGTAAGTTCGATATGAATGATTTGAGCTTGAATTGGATTCCTTCTTGTCAACCTTCGGCTGGTTCTCTTAATTATGACTTTTTCGGAGCCGCTTATACTAATTCGCTGATGTCTTGGCTTCGCGTTGCGAATAAATACACTGTCGGCGTCTCGAGACCGCCTATTGATGTTTCTCTACCTTCCGACTCGTCTATTGATCGTTGGAGTAACGCTGATACTTATTTAGCTTATTGGGATATTGTTCGTAACTACTATGGATATTCGCAGTGGGGACTTTATTCTTTCGCTTGGCCTATGGCGAATAAGCTTTTTTACAGTTCGAATACTTATCAATTGAAGGAACCTTCTGGTGATTCGCGATTCTTTACGCAGTGCTATGGTAATCTTGAGTTTCTTGATGCTTATTTTGAGAGCCAATTTTATCCGTCCGCTGTTTCGTCTACCAACAATACTTTTAATCGTGCCAATCTTTTCACGCAGATGATTCGGTCCGACCTGGGTAGCCCGGACTCTGCTTCGTCCGATGGTTATCCTGTTTCCTTGGATTATCCGGGTCCTTCACTTTATGGTACTAAAGGAGTTATTTCACAGACGCTTCCGACTCAATCAGAGACCGCTAAATCAGGCCTCGGGTATTTTATTTCCGCTCACCCGATGGCTGTTGTTCCGTCGAATCCCGATCGTTTTAGTCGTTTGATTCCGACTGGCTCGAACTCGGCTGTTTCGATGTCTGGCGTTTCCACTATCCCCCAGTTGGCTATTGCTTCTCGCCTTCAGGAATACAAGGACCTGCTTGGCGCTGGAGGTAGTCGATACAGTGACTGGCTGGAAACTTTCTTTGCGTCGAAGATTGAGCATGTCGATCGTCCCAAGCTTTTGTTTAGCGCTTCGCAGACCGTTAATGTGCAGGTCGTCATGAATCAAGCTGGGGATAACAATTTTTCTGGCAACCAACCCCTTGGCCAGCAAGGAGGTTCTATTGCATTTAACGACCGTTTGGGTCGCCGGCAGTCTTATTATTTTCGCGAGCCTGGTTATATGATCGATATGTTGAGTATTCGTCCTATTTATTATTGGTCTTTCATCAAGCCGGATTACCTTAATTATATGGGTTCCGACTATTTCAATCCTATTTATAACGATATTGGCTATCAGGACGTTCCTTCGTTTCGGCTTGCTTTTAACGGTAATCCTGGTGCTTCGTCCGCTACCGAACCCTGTTTTAATGAGTTTCGCTCGTCTTATGATGAGGTTTTGGGCCAGCTTCAGGCTTATAATATGTCGGCCGCGGAAGGAGGCACTGGCCATCCTCTTTATTCTTACTGGGTTCAGCAGCGCACTGTTTATACCCATAGTGGCATGGGAAGTCTACCAGTGTCTTATTATTACCCTCTTCTTTTTGTTGATATGTCGCAGGTTAATTCTCCTTTCGCTTCCAATATAGAGGATAATTTCTTTGTGAACCTTTCGTATGCTGTTCAGAAGAAGAGTTTGGTGAATAAAACCTTTGCAACTCGCTTATCTAATCGTTAAACCCCTGATATTATGGCACTTGATTGGTTACTCGAGGATGTTCCCGCGTATATTTCGCGTGGTCAGCGCATTCTTTCGGTTCTCGATGGATCTGGTTCCGTCGACGTTCTCCCTGGTCGTCCGGATGTTGAGGCCTCTTCGTCCGACTTCGATAA